ACAACTCCTCTTTTTCTTGCCCGTCAGTTCGAATACCTTTGATAAATATCGCTTCATTTGCTTTCAGCGTAAACGATAATTCAAATCCTGACTTTTCGACATCTTCAACATTAGGATATTTTTCTTTTATATCATTACGAATTTTTATAGGAATGTTATTGAATTGGTAAATTAATTTCGCTGTTTCAGCATTATAGATTTCTATATTTTCCATTGGTAAGTCACTCGAAAAATGCCAACCTTTTACAAAAACTTTTCCATTTTTAATACCTAATTGATCAATTTCACCAACATTTCGTAATTTTTCCTTAGTATTTTCTGGAGTTGGATCATCATAATCCCCTTCTTTATAATTCAGTAAGAAGTCGAACCATTTTTTTGCAGCTGTTATACGTGCTTGTGTTTTCTCAACTCCTGCACGTTCAAAGTTTTTCAGAAATGCTATTGTTAATTGATCGACATTTGTACCCTTAATAAAATCTTTTGCATCAGTCGGACTAACAACTCCAATCCATTGACCATGAAACATACCATAGTGAATTAATTTAGCTTGTGTTGACGCCATTTTATAATCACCATCAATGCCCGCTTCTCTAAGTAAACGTTGAACATAATTCGCTCCGCTTTCCCATGCATTCGGACTTGTCCACTGAACTACTCCATATCCACCACCGCCGCCAATTTCAGAAATATCGGGGCGCATTCCACATTCAACATCAGCATTACCACATATAGCAGCAATAGCTTGTATTGTGTAGCCTTCTTTTGAAAGCACATTTCTAATATCTACAGCAACTTGTTGCTCTTTACTTAAAACACGTTTTGGTGGAGGGGTGGGATTATTTCCGCCATCATTTTTTGGATCTGTATAAATAACACTTGGCATTCCACCATTATTTTTTAAAATAAACTGATAATTATCTATGGAAATTCCGTTAGCTCCGTAATTACAATGAATCACTGACGAACTGTCAATAAACATGCCAGTGTGTCCTCCTGCACCATCGCTAGCTCCACGAACACCCCAAATAAATATATCTCCACGTTTGGGATTCGGCGTCTGTTTCCAACCAATACTTTCTAATGATCCAAACAAGGTTTCTGTATTGCCCATTGTACCACTTGGCAAAAAACCGCCTGCGATCAATGATAAGTAAACTGCGCTTGAGCAGTCGTAACTATTCGGGCCAAGACGAGCACTCATAGAGTAAACAACTTTTCCCTTTCTCGCTTCAAACCACTGAATTGATGCATCATGACTAGGCATTAATTACCACCTTCCTTTGGCCTTTCCTAATGATTATTAAATATAACGAGGTGGTTTAGGTTTCCCATTATTTTTAAATTCAATTTGTAAATTGGCTCTATCATCAGCAACAGGGCCATCATTGAAGAATTCTAAAAATTGTAACCAACCACTAGAACTAGAAATCCCCACATTTCCATTATTATTTAATTTTAGTGTTTTATTAATATTGTCATTAAAGGATTTAGTAGTATCATGTGATTTTGTATATATCTCTTGTTCTCCAGCACGAGTTAAATAAAGGTGTAAAGTAAATGGTACTGACCTAATGTTATTTGTTTTATATGATAAATTTTGGATTACTACATCACGAACTTGCCAATCAAAGCTAGCATTTGATGATGGTCTCATTCCAAAATTAACAGTCCCTCTTATTTCTCCTTCTCCTAAATATTGGGTCTGTTCAGCGTCTCCCCAATCTTTCCATCTAAAAATGAAATCACCATTACCTCGATTAATTGAAACACTCATCCCTTTTGTTGATTCTTGAATCCCATATCTAGTGTTAATTTCCCAATTCTGTGAAGCTATATTATCGATATCATCTTCCATTTTTGCAATTTTTTTCCAAATTTTTTCAATCTGTTCTTCAATCCAATGAATCTTTTTCCAAATTCCACAAATTGCACAAATTGTCATCTTCTGTAGATTATAAAGTGTAGATACTAATTTTTTTAAATATCCTTTCCAATCACAATCATCATGAATATCGAGAGCACTGTCGGCTCTACCTAGTAAACAATCATTTAAATCATGCATATCTTGACAATCGTTTTTCTTGCCATTAAATCCTTTATCATCACCTAAGCTAGCACATTCTTTGTCGCCAATTTCAAAACAACAGTCAACATCTATGCCCCTATTCTTTAAGTCCTTACAAGATTTGCAATTTTTAGACATGTAAATCATCCTTTCTAGTACGTAATTTTATCCTCTTTGATAAATACACAAACTGGCTCACAGCAATCGTTTGTTTCTACTAGTAAGCTGTTGTACCCATGCTTTATGGACCATCCAAAAGTGTTACAATTCATCAATTCAAGATTTTCAATCGGTAACTTATCAAAATCGCAGCAGTCATCTTCACGATAGAAAACATCTCCATTTGATTCAATAAGTAACTCTCCATCGTATATACCTTTTAAACGCATTGCGTTACCATTTAAATGAATAACTGGATCTTCTACTCTGCCAATAATAGTCATTGTGAATACATCAGTCTCCAAAACGGTATTACTATAAAACTTTCCAGCAACATAGTTATTGCAAAGCTCTTTCTTACAAATTTTCGTTCCGAGCATCTTATTATATCCCCATAGATGACGACCTTTATTACAGTTATAAATTATTTGATAACCACCACTACAATATTTCCAGTAATCTTTTTCTATATCTTTTTGTTTAACACACAGACTGTCTTCCTTAGTAAGAAAATCACATTCACAAGAACATTTTTGACAATCTTTATGTTTAATATTATTTTTTTGACAACTAATACAGCATCCGTAGATATCGTCCTGACAAGTGTCTATTTCTTCAAATTCTAGACAATCAGCGAAAGAACACGCATCGTAAGGTTTCAAAAATGTTTTCTTTTCATCTGCATAGTGCCAATTCCTTCATATAATATAAAGTTCAAATCGACAGAAAAAGTGTTTTTTTCAATGCTGTAAGGTTCTGAAAAACTTTCTACAAAAGCATATGTCCAAATTATTCGACGATTTTCAATTGCCCATAGCTTACCAATCTTAGAAAGCTCACTATATAAGAATTCTTTATAAAACTGTTTTTGGTCCATAGAAAACATAGAATAATTTATCTTTAGTGTTAATGCTAACTTTTGTTCAGTTGAATACTGTTGTATTTGTTTTGCATTAGTATAACTACCATGACCAAAACTAAATGCTTGAGTGGTAGTTTTGAATCCTCCACTCAAATCTGCATCTTGAATCATATCGTATGCACCAATTACAACATCTCTGAATTGTAAGTACCTTTTTTGAGGATAAATTGTTCTGCAATCATACATCAATTTACACTCCTCTCAAAAATCTATTTGCACGCAAATTGGCAAAATTAGGATTTCCAGTCATACTAATATTTTGGTTAATTGTATTATTGTTATTTCTTGTATTTTTTGTCGTATTATAATATCTATTCATCACATTTGAGACAGGTTGACTATTTCCAAATCGATTAGTGATACTAGCTAGTGCTCCACTTAGATCTAAGTTATTGATCCGTTCCATAAAGTCAATTCCGAAATGATCTACTGCTTTTTTACGTTGAACATATTCTCCAGCAGTTAACATTGCTGGAACACGATCTGTACCTTTGGATTTAAAAATATGTTTCATAATGCTTCCACCGTTTGCTCGATACTGAGGTACAATGCCTCCATTTGCACGTGTAACTCTACGAGTCTTCACATTTTCTGTTACATCAACAGTAAGACTAGGCGCTGTTAATGAATTTAGATTGGTTTGAATAGAAGAAATTTTGTTATTAATAGATGTAACATAACTATCAATATTACTATCTAAACCTTGTAGTGCATTTGTAAATCCTGATTTCAGACTATCCCCAAATCCTTTACCAACATTATTAAACTCGGTATCTTTATTTCTTAAATTAGTTATTAAATCATCAATAACTTTTTTGATTTTAGAAGGAACATCAGCATTTTTGAACCCCTTAATAATCTGCTGTCCGTAAGATTTCCCTATCGGTTCAAATTTAGTTTCTAAACCTTGCAACGTTGTGAGTAGATTTTTGAATGATTCAACTAGCTCAGGAATGCTATCCAGCCCCTTTGCACTTGGAAATGTGTTCATTAGTTCAATGATTGATTTCATTCGGTTAACGTTGTTTAATACACTCGTCCAATCAAACGGCAGTGTATTTAATGGACTTAATTTATTCGATATAGTTCCCAACTTAGAAACAGCCGAAGCGATAATGCCTAAGGTATCGCTACTTACAACCCCTTCAGAAATACCTTTCCATTTATTGATGGCCATTTCTTCTGCTACATACTTAATACTTCTTATATTTGTACCCAATGTGTCAACGTCAGCATTCAATTTAGGAATTTGATTGATTCGGTTAGCTAAAGTAATAAGACGATATACAGATGTATCTATTTGATCTATAAATTTTTCACTTACCATCAGACTAGGATCTGGAAATGTATCAGTTGTCATTCTATTAATTACACCTTTAACTGTTGTAATAGTTTCATGAACAGTTTTTACATCTATAGCTACTCCAGATAACTCATTGATTCTATTGGATAATATAAAAAAGTTTTCCACAATTATTCCCAGTGCTTTTAAGAAATCAGCTTTAACCACACCTTTGTTGTAGTCTTTCCAATTTTCAAATTGAAACATTCGCAACGGTCCCTTTACGGCTTCAATTGTTTTATTAATCTTCTCCGCATCAAGACTAATTTCGGCCAACTTGCTCAAGCTTCTTCCTACCTCTGTTATCGAAATTATCGAACTGTTTAGTTGGCTAAGTGTTTCTCGATTAATGTAGCCTCCTTTAAAATCATCCCAAGAACTCAGCAACAACATCCTTACTGATCCTTTTATATTTTCAATAACCGACTGTGCCTTCCCAGTTTCTAATGATAATTTTGATAATTCATTAAGCTTATTCCCTACTTCATTAAGCCAATAAATACCTGTATCTAATTGGTCTAATAGTCGTTTGCTAACAATTCCACCATCGTAGTCTGACCAACTATCAATTTGTAAAAAGCGTAATGCTCCTTTTATATTTTCGATAATCTTTTGTAACTTACCCCCATCAAACTCAAATTGAGCAAGTGTTCCAAATTTTTTTGCTATACTACTTAACCAGTAAACTGCTGTATCTAATTGATCCAAAGTCCCACGATCAATAATTCCTTGATTAAAATCAATCCATGAATTTACCTGAAACATTCTCAAAGATGCTTTTAAGTCTTTAATTAAATCATTAGTTTTTTGAACATCAAATTTTGTTTCAGTTAATTTTGATAATTTCTTATTGAT